CGTATCCGGTGAGCGGCGTCGGGAACGTGATGTGCGTTCGCACCCGTCAGGAGTACTACCAGATCGAATGGCCGCTCCGCACTCGCAAGTACGAGTACGGCGTCTATGCCGACGAGGTGCTCCAGCACTACTTCCCGCCGTCGATGGGCGTCATCGCCAACATCGGCTAATCGGGTCGCAAGGGGTGAGGAGGTCCTGCGCGGGGCCTCCTCACTTCTCTTCTTTACGCGCAGACTGAAGGGACACTCCAATGACCAAGTTGAAGATGAAGGCGCCTGATGGCACCCGGGGTGAAGCTTCCATCGAGGGGCACACCTACGACATTCCGAAGAACGGTATCATCACCGTGATCTCCGAGACCCATGTCGAGACCCTGAAGCGTCACGGCTTCACCGACTACTTCGAGGAACCGAAGGACATCGGCAAGCAGATCGACGAGATGGACGACAAGGACGAGTTGGTCGAGTTCATCGAGGAACGCGGCGGCGAAGCCGACAACTCCATGGGCCTCAAGAAGCTGAAGCGCCTCGCTCGCGCTGCGGCGGGCATCGAGGAATAAGGCAATGACTGAGAGGCTGACCACACTCGCCATCGTAAAGGATTGGCTTGGGATCGATACGACGGACAGCGACGCAGAGCTGATCCGCATTATCGACGCGGCCTCTCAGTTCGCCCTCAACTATCTCAATCGTGACAGCCTTGCCGCTCGGGACTATGTTCAGAACTTCCGCGGCAACGGCAAGGACACGATGCTGCTCCGGAATTGGCCGGTGCTCTCGATCACCTCTGTGGGCATCAACGGCAGCTCGATTGTTGCCGGCACCCGGGGACAGGCAGGTATGCCGAGCACCGGGTTCTTCCTTTCCGATGAACGCTCGGCGCCTCAGTCCGTCGATCTGTTCGGCTACAACTTCTGGTATCGGGCTCCCTGTCAGGTTGCCTATCGCGCAGGCTACGAGACGTCGGAAACGACCGTGCTCGCCAAGAGCGGTACCGCACCCGATGAAGTCGTCCAGTTCACGCCGACCCAATCGGGCCAGTGGATCAAGGACCTCGGAGTGACCATCGACGGCGTTGCTGCAATCAAGGTTGACAGTGATCCACAGATGGGTGAATACTCGGTCGACGAGTGGGGCACCTACACCTTCAACCTCGCCGACGACGGTAAGACTGCAGTCATCACCTATGCCTATGCGCCGTGGGACGTAGCGCAAGGCGTAGTCGAGATTATCGGCGAATGGTTCAAGCGGAAAGATCGCATCGGCGTCCTGTCGAAGTCGCTGTCCGGCGGCGTCGGCGAAAGCGTCACGTTCTTGCAGGCGGACATGAACGACTCCGTCCGCGCTTCCCTGCAACCCTATAGGAATGTGATCCCGGTCTGATGGCTGACTTCCTCCAACTTACGGTTCTCGGTGATCGCAACCTCCTGAGGAACCTTGAGCAGATGCCCGACACCGTTCGGACTATCTTGCTGGAGAAGACCCGTGCCCTGACTGAGGATATGGCAGACCGAGTTCGGGACAATATCGAAGCTCGCCTGGGAAAGACGAGTGCCACCAAGTCGAAAGAATACAGCGGCAGTGCCACTCACCTGAAAGATGCTGTCAAGGTCCGCATTGAAGACGACGGTGTTCGGATCGACGGCCAGGTTTACATCTCCGGTATCCCGTATGCCAAGGGCCAGGAAGAAGGTGCGTCGATCCCCGCTCACATCATCTACCCCAAGAAAGGCAAGCTGCTTGCGTTCACCGCAGCGACGGGTGACAAGGTCTTCGCCACTCGCGTCTTCCACCCCGGTGCCATGATCCCGCCGACCTGGTTCATGAAGGACGCTTATCGTGAGATGGGCCCGCGCATCAGTCGAGACATCAAGAATGCGGTAGTGCAGGGCATCCGCGCAAATATGAGGGCGGGACGATGATCGATGAGGAGCTGATCTACTATACGCTCGCGCAGCGCATGACCGAGGTGCGCTGGCAACGTACTGGGGAGGCACAGGGATACCGTAGGTTCAAAACCGTGTCACGTCGCGTTCAACTGTTCAGCGACGTAGCGACTTCGTCTCAGCCGGCATGTTTTCAGGCCGAACATACGTCGACCGAAGGCCAGGTCACCAACCTGCCATATAAGACCACTCTCGAGGCGAACTGGATTATCTATCATGCCACAGGCAAGGATAAGAAGTCGATCCCCACCATCGAGAACAACCTGATTATCAAGGGAGTCCGTATCGCGCTTGAGCCGAAGCCGAACGATCCGGGTTTCCACGATAGGCGCAACACTCTCGGCGGACTGGTCCATCACTGCTTCATCAGCGGGCGTATCTTCCGAGACCCGGGAGACATCGATGACCAGGCGATGATTGTTGTTCCCGTTAAACTCCTGGTGCCATAATGAGGGTCATGATGAACGAGGATAAGAAGCTTTCCACCGGCCAGGAGACGAAGACGACCGACAAGTCGCCGACGCCTCCTGTGGAAGCCCTGAAGGTCGAAGAACCCAAGGTCGAGGACGCGCTGCTAGCGGCCACCACGACTTGGGGTGACACGCCGACGGAGCGGGCCATCATTGCGTGGGTCTCGAAGCGTGTTACGGGTGCCGGTGGCACTCCGCTGTCGCGCAACACCGAGGTCTACAACTACCTGATGAAGCAGCTGCCCGAGCTCGCTTCGATGATCGACGAGGAGAATAAGGCATGACACAGTATGTCTTCGGTACCGGGCAGCTTTTCGCTACCCCGGTTGGCGGCGGCGCCCCGCTCAAGTTCGGCGCACTCCAAGACGTGTCCATCGACCTGTCGGCGGACATTAAGGAGCTTTACGGTCAGTATCAGTTCGCGCTGGACACTGCCCGCGGCAAGACCAAGGTGGAGTGGAAGGCTTCGACGGGCAACATCGATGCGTCCGCCTTCAATCAGGTCTACTTCGGCCAGACGGTCGAAGCCGGCGACGAGCTCCTCCAAGTCTTCAACGAGTCGGGGACGGTTCCCGCGATGACCACCTATACGGTGACTGTCGCCAACGCCGCCTCGTTCGTCATGGACCTGGGCGTCTACTTCGCAACCGACGGTACGCCGTTGAAGCAGGTGCCCTCCATGCCCGGACCGATGGAATACTCGGTCAGCGCGGCGGGTGTCTACACCTTCAACGTCGAGCAGGCGTCGGCCGGGATGCTGTTCAACTATCTCTACGAGGGTGCGAATGGCGGAACGCTGATGGTGACCAACCAGCTCATGGGCTCGACGCCCAAGTTTCAGCTGGTTGCCTCGCAGCTCTACGACGGCAAGAGCTTCACGATCATCCTGTACTCGGCGGTTGCGGACAAGCTGTCCCTGCCGCTGAAGCAGGACGACTACCTGATCTCCGAGCTGAGTGGTTCGTGCCACGCAGACGCGGCGAACCGGGTGCTCAAGCTGTCGACCACCTCGATCAGTGGCGGCGGCAACTGACACCCTGTGGACGGGAGGAGCTTCGGCCGATCCCGTCCACATATCTGTAACCGCCAACGGAGGGACAACCAATGGCTAAGGTAATTATCGGGGGTGCCGACTACGAGGTGCCCGAACTCAACTTTGTCGCACTCGAACGGGCATGGCCCTTCATCGAGGAAGCGATGACCGCACTCGATCCCATGAAGGGTGTGTCTGCGGCGATCCACATTATCGCTGCTGGTCTGGTCGAGGCGGACAATTTCGATCAGTCGATCTACGGTATCAAGCCCGAGGATCTCGACCCACGGCAGGATCACGAGGATCAGGTCTTCACCCTGGTCGCGAAGTTCCTCAAGCGCAAGACCAAGGCAACTGAGATTTCCGGCATCCGCGAGGCTGTCGTCGAGATCAGCAAGGAGGCCGGGTTGGAGCCCAAGGAGGGGGAAGCTTATCTGGTGGAGGAAGCGGAAACGCTGAGCCCTTCACCGGAGACTTCAGCCCCTATGTCGCAGAACTTGTCGCAGCTGGATGCGAAGGAGGCAGCTGGAACGGCGTAAGGAAGAGGTGGTCCCTCGTCAAATACGACCATATGGTCACACATTGGGGAAAGTTCGGGCCACCTGTCTATATTGCTGCTGCCGGCTATCTTGGCTTGATTAAGACTAGTGGAACGAAGGGAAATCAGACGGGCAATGATACTCAAACGGTAAGCAAGCCAATCGGAAAATCGGGCGAACGTGGTAATCTAAACGACCTCGCCCAACTTCTATCCGGTAGTGGCGGGGTGTTAAATGGCTGACGAAACCGAAAATCTAAATATAAACATCGGGTCGGATCCATCTGGCGTCGAGCGCGGCAGTCAGAAGGCGTCCGCGTCGATCAAGAGTGTCAGCAAGGATGCGAAGGAACTCGACGCGACGTTCCGCCGCATCAAGTCGGCCATCGATCCGACCTTCGCTGCGACCGAGCGCTACAACAAATCCCTTGCTGACAACAAGCGGCTGTTGCAGGCTGGCAAGATCGACCGCGATGAATACCTGTCCAACGCAAAGGCGTTGAAGCAGGCACTCGACGCTCAGGTTGCTTCGATCAATCGGAACAGCGCAGCGGGACGAGCCGCGGCAGCGGAAGCGCGTCGTCAGGCGGCTCAGCAGAAGCAGGACGCCCAGGCAGCAGCAGAGGCCGAACGTAAGGCAGCTCGTGCAGCGGCGCAAGAGAAGATCGCCGCAGTCCGCGCGGCAGCTGCCGCTGTGGAGGCTGCTCAGCGTCGCGAGCAACAGGCGATGAAGTTGTCTGCGCAGACTGCGCGACAGGCCGCCCTCGAAGCACGAAAGCTGGCACAGACTGCGGCGAACCCGAGCACTCGTGGCGTGGCACCGGGTTCGATTGCTACGGATCGTTCGGCAGGTCAGCTGGCGTATGCTCGGCAGCGCGCTGAAGAGGCGGCTGCTCGAGCGTCTCAGCGCGCCTGGGACCTAGCGGCGCGCGCTGCTGAAGCGTCGTCGCAACGTGCGGCGGCATCGCTCCAG